CTACTGAAATTAATTTAACTTTTGCATCTGCGCAATATTACTTACCATACTTTAGTGAAACTAATGCATCGTTCAACGTTGTCATCACTGGCGGTACTTCGACAAGGACTAAGACAATTACACCGACTGCTGCCAATACTTTGCAGATACTTAATATTTCACCACTAGCAATAAATGTAGATTACGCTGGTAACTTCACTTCTTCAACAACATCTTACACAGTTGCAGTGGGTGGTGTTACTTACACAGTTAATGTCCTTTGTCAAGGTATGTATCGTAATTACTATGCACACTTCCTGAACAAGTATGGCGGTTATGAATCTATGATGTTCAATAAGGTATCAAAGCGTACTTTCGAAATTGATAAGAAGTCTTTTAATCAGTTGTCGTATCGCGTTAGTGGATCGGGAGTTGTTTCGGTTAAGAGTGGAAATACAATGTATCAACAAAAGACTGATTTTGCTGGTAGGTTTAAAGAAAGACTACGTATGAATACTGATTGGTTAAGTGATGCCGAATACCAATGGCTTGCGCAGTTGGTAACTTCACCTCAAGTATGGATTGAGGATGCAGGCACATTGTACCCAGTATCAATATCAGGAACAAACTATGAATTTAAAGAACACATTGTGGATGGGTTGATTAACTTGATGATTGATGTAGAATTTGGCGCAACCTATAAAACACAATTTCAATGATAAAACTATTTGTTGAGAATCAAGAAGTTGATGTAAACGTTTCGTTTAGTACGTTGATAACTTATGCTATTGATGACATTAAAGACTTTGGGGCAAAAAACACGAACTTTAGTAAAACGATTGTAATACCTGGCACCAAGCGAAACAATGTATTGTTTGGGAACATCTTTAACATTAACGCTGCTAATGATTACAATAATGCAGTAGATAACATAGGTGTTAACTTCAATGCTGCTCAGTCAGCTAGTGCGATCATCTTTGCAGATAATTTGCAAGTGTTTAAAGGTATCTTTCGCATTCTTGAAATAGTAATTGAGGATGGCTTTATCGAGTATGAGTGCGCAGTATTTGGCGAACTCGGTGGTTTTGTTGCTGCGTTAGGCAATAAGAAAATTGAAGAACTTGATTTTAGTGCTTACAATATAGTTTGGAATTACACAAACATATCTGCATCATGGGACACGATAGCAGGATCAGGCGTTTACTTTCCGTTAATTGATTATGGGCAGTCAAGTACAAATAAGATTGATTTCGATTTCAAGACATTCAGACCAGCATTATACGTCAAGCAATACCTGACTAAGCTAGTGGAAGCATCAGGCTACAGTTGGGACTTTCCTTTGTTAGCTACTGCGTTATTCGATAGGCTTGTAATTCCAAACAATGGACAACAAATAACTAAGTTATCCAATATCTTATTTGATGCTGATGCAACTGCTGCAACATACACGAGTATACAGTATGCAAGGTACACAGTCAACACATTAGGCTCATTCACTGCATCAGTTAACAACGATGTGTTTACTTATACACCAGCTACTTCAATCGTTACTAATATTTATTGTGCTTATGCTGGGTTGATTAAGTCTACAACTTCAGTACCTACAACAGTTACTTTTTACCTGAAGCAGAACTCAACAATACTTGCACAAACTACGATTGCAGTTCCTACGACAAACATACCATTTGGAATTAATCTTAGTGTTGATAACATCACCTTCGCAACATCTGACAATCTAAAACTTGAAATTTCTTCCAACGTAGTGCAAATTCAACAGTTTGGCGGTGCGTTAACAGTATCATCTTTAACACCTACACAAGTTGCGGTCAATTATGGTGATACGATTGTGATTAACGATACGATCCCAAAGGGAATACTACAAAAAGACTTCTTCAGTTCTATTTGTAAGATGTTCAACTTGTATGTTTTTGAAGATTACGAGTTTGAGAAGAAACTCAAAGTTGTTCCGTTCATAGATTACTACGCTGATGCAGTTGCGGTTGATTGGTCCTTAAAAGTTGATAGGTCAAAGCCTATGAAGATAAAGCCAATGAGTGAACTTAATTCAAGGTACTACCAATACAAGTACAAGTCAGATAATGATTACTACAACGATAACTATCGTAAGAAGTACAATGAGGAGTATGGAAGTTACATTTACGATTCTGAGTATGAATTTGCAAAAGAAACAACATCAGTTGAGATAATATTTGCAAGTTCGGTGCAGTATGGCAAGACTGGAACTGATAAATACTACCCAGCTATTTACAAACTATCTGACAACAATACGAAAGAAGATAGAATGGATTCTATTATTAGGATCCTGCAGGCTCAGAAGATATCAAGTGTTACAAGTTGGAGCATATTAGTAAGCGGTAGTGTTATTGCATCATTTAGTGAATACGGATACGCTGGGCATTTGAACCATCCGACAAATCCAACATCAGACATCAACTTTGGCATCCCTAAAGAATTGTACTACAATGCAACAGTTTACACACAAGTTAATTTGTTCAATGTTTATTGGAGTTCATACTTAGCTGAGATTACGGATAAAGATTCAAGGCTGCTGACTTGTACTATGAAATTGGACTATAAAGATATTTATCAGCTTGATTTTAGTAAGCTAATTTGGATTGATGGTGTACTTTATAGGTTAAATAGAATAGTTGACTACAACGCGACGAATGAAGATACTTGTGTAGTAGAATTACTTAAAATAATTAATAGAATTTACTAATATGGCAGACGTAAACATAAAAGCCAGTATTACAGTTGATACTGGCAATACTGAAAGCAAAGTTCAAGGTGTTCAGACTGGGATGGAGAAAGCAGGCAAGACCATTCAAGATACGGGCACAAAAACAAAGGAAACATCTAACAACTTTGGCAAGTTAAAAGATTCATTAGGAAATCTTCCAGGTCCAGTTGGTTCGGTAGTTAGTGCATTTGATGGCTTGAAAAAAGCATTTGTTGCAATCATTATGAACCCAGTCGGGTTGGTACTTGCTGCCATTGTTGCTACATTAGGATTGTTATACGCAGCGTTTACAAACACGTTTGCAGGTGGGCAGAAGGTTGAGGAGATATTCGCTGGCATTAAGGCAACTGGGCAAGCGTTACTTGACAATTTAGATAAGATTGGCAGCGCGATTAAAAACGTATTCACGTTTAATTTTACTGCTGCAAAGAAAGATTTGCAAGATATTGGAAACGCTGCGGTTGATGCCTATGGAAAGATGGCTAATTTGACTAAGCAAGCGCAAGACTTAAAGAAAGAACAATTACAAAATGATTTAGATGGCGCAGAACGTGCCAAGAAGTTAGCATTACTTCGTGAACAAGCGAGTGATGAAACAATCCCAGCAGCAAAAAGGAAAGCAGCGTTACTTGAACTAAAAAAAGATGCAGAGCAGAATGCAGTTGATGACATTGCACTTGCAAAGAGAGTTACTGACAATAGAATTGCACAGTTAACTTTGCAAAGAGATGGCGCATTAAAGAACCAAGAAGAAATCAATCAGTTAAAGATTGAACAGATCAATGTTGAAACTGACAACGCAAACGAACTACGTAGAATTGCAAAGCAGATTACTGCTATTGAAAAAGCAGAGCAACAAAAGCGGAATGAGGATGCAAAGGAAGCAAGGCGCATAAGAGAAGAAGAACGCAAAGCAGATGAAAAGAAGGTTGAAGAAGAAGTAGCAGCAGCAAAGAAAAGAATTGATGATTTAAGAAAATCACAAGAAGAACTTGAAAAAGAGCAAGCAGAAACAAAGAAACAAAATGACATTGATTTACAAAATAGATTAGTTGTTCGTGGTCAAACTACTATCGCAGTAACGGACCAAACACTTCAAGCAAACAATGCCATTGCTCAATCTGATTTAGCACTAAGCAACGCAAAGAAGGCTCAAATTGAAGCAGAGAAAGACCTTGCAATGGGTACACTTGATACATTGAGTGGATTGGTTGACAAGAACTCGGTTGCTGGCAAGTCCATAGCGGTTGCAACTGCGGTTGTAAATACTTATGAAGGTGCAAGTAAGGCAATCGCACAAGGTGGTATCTTTGGACCTATTGCGGCAGCGGCTACAATTGCAGCAGGCTTGTTAAATGTTAAGAAGATTATCAGCACTAAAATTCCTTCTGCCAAAGGTGGTGGCAATGTCGGGGATGGTGCAACTCCATCACTTAGCGCAGGCGCACCGATTTCACCCATTCAGATAGGCACACAATTAAACACTGCATCCATTCAAGGCATAGGCAACGCAGCAGCAGGCGGAGTAAATAGAGCGTATGTACTAGAAGCAGATATTACTAACACAAGCGAAAGACAATTTAGATTACAAAGAGCAGCAAGGCTCGGATAAAACAAAAATAATATGAAAGTTAAAGTACCAGTTTACGAAATGCTTATTGATGAATCAGATGAGTCAGATTTGATGGTCGATTTTATCTCACTAGTGGATAAGCCTGCCACCCAAAAGGACTTTATGAAGTTTGGTGAGGAGTTTATCAACCCAAGTAAAGGTGAACATAAAACAGAGTTCTTGCCTCGTTGCATATCATACGTAATTAACGAAGGCAAAGAAACTGAGCAAGCGGTTGCAATTTGTAACTCTTTATGGGATGAACACTTCGCTGAGGAATCTTACTCAGACTATCCTGAATCAGTCAAGAACAACGCTAAAGCAGCGTTAAAATATGCTGATGAGAATGGCTGGGGTTCTTGTGGAACTGAGGTCGGCAAGATTCGTGCTAATCAGCTGGCTAAAGGTGAAGCCATCAGTTTTGATACCATAAAGCGCATGTATTCTTATTTGTCAAGGCATGCAGTAGATTTGGAAACTTCGAAAGGCTATGGAGATGGTTGTGGTAAATTGATGTACGACGCCTGGGGAGGTAAATCTGCGTTAACTTGGGCAGAATCAAAGATTAATCAAATTGAGCGCAAAGCATTTGCAATTCAAAGTGAAGAACAACGGATCATCAGCGGTCCATTAATGGTAGCAAATCAAAGAATCAAACGTTACGATGAAGAACGTGGGGAATACGAGGTTTTCTTTAGTCCTGCTACCATCAAGAAAATTGCTATAAAATTAGCTAAGAAAGGATTTCAAAATAATGTTAATCTGATGCACAGTGCTGATATGCAACTACAAGGTGTTACGTTATTTGAAATATTTCAAAGCGACAAAGAACGCGGTATAATGCCAATGAAAGGCTTTGAAGATTTAGCAGATGGTAGCTTATTTGGTTCGATGTATGTTGACAATGACCAAGCATGGGACTTGATTAAAGAAGGTAAAGTCAAAGGTTTTTCTGTTGAAGGCAATTTCGGCATGAAGTCTAAAGACAAGTACGATGAGCAGATGGAACAAATAATTTCAATTTTAAGTGAAACAAAGTAACAATTTTAACTATAAACAATAAAGCAATAATATGTCAAGCAAAGAAGCAATCGAGAAAATAAAAAATATGTTATTCGGTGAAATGCCTGAGCAAGCACCTGCACCAGTACCAACTCCTGAAGGTAGCGGTCAAGTATTTGCAGATTATAAGTTGAAGGATGGTACTGTTGTAAGCATTGATAAAGTTGAAATTGGTGGACAAGTTAATTTAAACGGAGAACCAGCACCCGATGGATATCATTTGTTAGAAGATGGAACTAAGATTCACGTTATGAGTGGCTTGATTGATGAGATTGAAAAAGAAGAAGTTGTTGCTGAAGTTCCTGAGGAACTAAAGAAGTTACCAGTAATGATGTCAGCAGTTAACCAAGACATAGTGAATCTAAAGAAAACTATCGATGCTCAAGCAAAGTTGATAAGCAGACAAAGCGAATCATTAAAGCAAATGTTTGCACTTGTTGAAACTATCGCAAACAATAGCATTGAGCAACCGAAAGAGAAAGTAAAGTCATTTGATGAAATGTCTGCACTAGAGAAGTTCAGAGCGCAAAGAAACTAATATGTTAAAAATAAAAGAAGGTGTTGAGTTGTTTCCATTTGGGCATTCAAAGGATGCTGAACCACTAACATCAGAAAGTAAATTATCTCAATCATCTTTGGAATATTTGCAAGCCAAATATCCTGATGATGTTGAAGAAGTTAAAGAGGCTAAACAATTAAATAAAAATAAAAATTAAGCAAAATGGCAATAAGTGCATCCATTGTAGACCTGAGAGGTAAAGCCTACGAGCCAGTCCTCACCGAGTTGTTGTTCGAGAACAACACAATTAACGATAACCTAGTTTCATTCGAAAGTGATGTTAAAAACGAAAGTATTTTTACTGAGAACACGAATACTGTTGCAATGCAAGCATTCGCATCAGGTGCGCCAAGTTCATCAGGAACTTTCACAATCACTGATACTGCGGTAACTCCAACCAAAGTAATGTACTACCAAGAGTTTGATCCAAACACTTTGAGACCTTCAAGGTTCAAGCGTTCAATGAGACCAGGTGCATGGGAAATCATGTCAACTGAATTTGATAGAACTGTTATGGCTGCTTATGGTAAAGAAATTTCTTTGGATTCTGAAATCAAGTTTTGGACTGGTGAAACAAGTGCAACCAAAACTGCAATCGCTGCTTTAACTCCTGGAACTGGTCAAGGTTCAGTAGGTGCTGCTGAGCAAACATGGGCTGCCGCTCAAACTGCTGGTCAGATTGATGGTGTTATTGCTAAAATGATTTACAATAACGGCGCACTAGGAACTAGGGTTAAAGTTGCTGGAACTACTATCGATGCAACAAATATCGCTACTGAGTATGGAAAAGTTTACGCTGCAATCCCTGCCGTAGTTCTTGCACAAGTAGAGAAGCCTTACATCTACGCTCCTTACTCTCACAAGCAGTTTATTAACATCTTCAATGTTTCTGCAACGTATCGTGATTTGTTCGCAGTTGACATTAAGGCTGACAAGTATTTTTACAACGGAGTTGAGATTAAGTTTGTTCCATTGAGTGCAAATGTTGTTATAGCTGCTTTGCCTTCAAATTTGATTTGGGCAACTGATTTGTTAAGCGACATCAATCGTATGGAAATCAACAAGATTGCTAACAATCGTGAGGACATGTTTGTTAAGAACATCTTCACTATTGCAGCACACGTTGCAAGACAATCAAACAATGTTCTTTACATCGGATAAAAATAATGAGAGCAGGGTAATTCCTGCTCTTACTTTATTTGTTTTGAAGAACATATTATAAAAATTTTTAATATATAGCCGATGCCATGCGTACTTACCCAAGGATATAATTTAGACTGCCGTTTGAACTATGGCGGTGTAAAAGAAATATACCTTATCGAATTTGAGAACGTTACATCATTTGCGCAGACTGCTGGTGTTGTTACTGCAATAACTAAAGCCTCGACAAAAACATTCAAGAAATATAATTTGATTGCGCATACTGCCGAATCAGATGAAGCACTAACTGCTTCACGCGAAATGGGAACTTTGTCGAATAAGCAAACGATTAAATTTCCAATAAACAAGATGACTGTTTCAGTTCGTAATGAACTTTTCTTACTAGCACAAAACAGATTAATTTTTGTTTATGTTGATGAGAACGGAACAAACTGGATGTATGGTTCAGATTATGGTTTGACTCTTACAACTGCTGCTGCAAAGACTGGTAAATTACTTGCTGATAGAAATGGATATGAGTTAGTTTTTGAAGGTGATGAGAAAACACTTGCTTACGAAGTAAATGCTGCTACTCTTGCGACATTGTTAACTTAAACTTTCCTGCTACCTTAGATTTATAGTGTACCCTCTAATATTGGAGGGTATTTTTTTTTAATTGAAACAAAACAACGATTTCTGCTATAATATATTAGAATGCTTTTATACACAATAAATAATCAATCTGATACTATTGTAACGTTAACTGAGTCAACTACGTTAACGAATCCGTATTATTTATTTGTGTTTACAAATGTTAGCACTAAAGTTCAGTATAAGATAAACGTTAATTCAACATCTGATGCGTCTGCGTATCCTGATAGATTTAATGAATTTAGTTTTAACACGATTACACTTTTTGCAACTGCGCAAGCAGGGCAATTTTCATACGAAGTATATGAGCAGGCAAGTTCAAGCAATTTAGATCCTACTGGGTTAAACATGGTTGAATGTGGCAAAATGTTACTACTACCTGCAACAAATTTAATTAAACAAGGTTATGCGCCAACAACGACTTACAAAGGTTACGGAGGTTAAAGATATTGGGCAAGGTGATATCATGCAAGTTTCTTCACAAGAGTTTGCAGATTCGCGCATTCCATTAATGGATGAAAAACGTGGCTACGATTACATACCATTTGGACCGACAAACAACTATCCTGATTATCTTTTGTTCCTTTACAACAAATCTGCAAAGCATAACGCAATCGTAAATGGTAAGTGTGTTTACATCTTAGGTAATGGCTTAACAAGTGAAGATGAACTCGGTAAAATATTTTTAAAGAAAGCAAACGAGAAGCAATCATGGGATGAGTTGATGAAAATGGCTTGCCTTGACATTGAAAACTTTGGCGGTTGTTATTTTCAAGTGATACCTAAATTAATTGGTGGTTAC